GAAGACCTCGGCGTCACTGCGCGGCGGCATCGACCTTCTTCCCGGTCCAGTGCCAGCCCTCGACGTCCGCCTCGGTGAGGGCGCACATCCGCTTGACGAGCTCGGCGGCGGAGCCCTGGAGCGACTTGACGGTCGGTTTCAGCGCGCTCTCCGCCGCGCTCTCCGCCGCGCTCCACGCCGCGCTCCACGCCGCGCTCCTCGCCGCGCTCCACGCCGCGCTCCTCGCCGCGCTCTCCGCCGCGCTCTCCGCCGCGCTCTCCGCCGCGCTCTCCGCCGCGCTCGCCTTCTTCTCAGCCTCTTGGGCCGCGGAGCGAGCCGCGTCGAGCGTCGGCTGGTCGATGATCTCGGGAACCGCCTCGAGCGTCTTCGCCTCATCTTCGAGGCCGATCGCCCGAAGCCACGCGGGCGTCCGAACGCGGATGTCCCAATCGAGCGCCATGAACGAGCGCCGGAGCGAAAGGAGGTCGGTGCCGCGCGTGTTGAGGAGCAGCGGGAGAAGCGGCTTCAGCGTCTGCGTGCGCACCTCGTCGTCGCGGATGCCGTCGTTCCACGACCGGACGAAGCCAGCGATCGTCGGGCAGGCGCACTTCGGGTGGTCCGTGTGCTTCTCCCCGGCGAGCCAGGCGACGACTTCGAGGGCGCAGTGTCCACTCTCGAAGGAGGAGTGGTTGCCATGATGGATCGTGAGCTCCGGGAGGAGCTCGAGACGGTCGTGAAGAGGGGCTCCAGTGTTCATGTCGTACCTTTCTCGCTTCGGTTTTTGCGCTGTCTCGGGTCGCGTTCAGTGCCGCCGCAGCGGCTCTCGATCAGTGCGTCGCAAAATTGTTCGACTGCGTGCCCGTTCACTCCTGAACATCGCGGACAAAGCAGTGCACCTTGCATGCGTGCAAGGTGCAGCTAATTCAATCGGTACCGGTCGACGGCAGAGCTGGCGCCGAGTCTTCGGCTTCCACGAGCCAATCCGACGGCGAGATCCCCGTGACCTTTTCGAGCGCGAGAGCCATGTCGAGCGGCGGCGTCACTTTGCCGAGGAGCCAACGGCTCACGTTCGTCTGGTGCGTACCGATCTGCTCCCCGAGCCACTCCTGCGTCCGCCGCTCGTCCCGCAGCCACCTGCGGAGCCGAACGCCACCATGCGTACTCCTCATTCCGTACGCTCTAACGCATGATGGCGTACGGCGCAAGCTTCATGGCTTGCGAGTGGCAAGCCGATATGCTTAGGATCCAAAAAAATGCCCGCAAAACCCATATTTACCGAAGAGCAATTTGAGACACTACGGTTGGCTGCGAACCGCGTGTTCAATCGCCATTTCAAGGGCCACTCGCCCAAGCCGCAAGTGAAGATGGCGCTCGCTATCGGTATCTCGCAACAGAGCGTGAGCAAGCTCCTGACCGGCGACTACCGGCCGAGCCTAAAGGTCGCGACGGAGATCGCCATTCTCGACGGCAAGGAAGACCTCGAGGACCTGATCGGCGAGTTTGCGAAACCGAATTCGGGAGGGTCGGTAGAGCTTGGCAGCTACGCCAATCTGGAGATATGCGTGCAATTCCACTCGGCTACGAAGCAGTGGAGCCCGTGGACCATCGCGGCAGCTAGGCACGGCTTTTTCGGGCCGACCGACTTCGCACCACCGGAGTGGCCAGATAAACTCGACCACCTTGAAAAGGCTTTAGAAAGAGCCAAGAAAATGGCCACATGAGACTCGCTACCCTGCTCCTCCTCCTGACTGCCTGCGGCGCCTCGCAAGCCGACAAAGACGCGAAGCAGGCTGAGTGCGATGCAAAGGCGAAGACGATTCGAGATGTCGCCATGCAGCGAAACTTGCCGACGGAGGGCGTCTGCAACAACCCCGCGGCCCCCGAGCTGAGCAAAGCCTGCGACGACCTTCGGCAGTGCAACGCGGAACTCGCGAGCATGTAGATCGTCGATCTACAGGTTGATTTTTCAGGCCCCGTTCTTCGCGAGAAGACGGGGCTTTTTGCTGCACACCTCCTGGCGTTAGTCCGTACTGCTTGACGCGTACGCCATAATGCGTATGCTCTGGCTTCGGAGGTGACGACGATGGTGAATCGGCGATGGTGCTTTTTGCTCACGGGGACCGGGGACGAGGTCCTCGAGAACACGACGGTCGAGATCCGGGCGGAGACGGTCGAGGACGCGATCGCGCGGACGTCGTCGTGGACGCTGCTGCGCCAGGGCGCCACGTTCACACCCCTCGGTGAGCGCGTCGGGCACGCCTCGTCGCAGCGCTTCATTGCCTCGGTCCCGGTGGCCGAGCTCCCCGAGTACATCCGCCAGAACGAGCGCGTGGTCGCCGGCGCCGATGAGGTGGCGGCGTGAGCATCCACAATGCCATGGCGGTTCCGGGGCTCGAGCCGCTCCAGCCCGATCGATACATCTCGGAGCAGGACGAGCGGTCAGAGTGGGACGAGTGGAAGATGTCTTCGCGCGCCCACCGAGCGCTGCAAAGCTTTCCTCACCGATCGCTCGCCACCGATGTGACTCTCGACAAGCTCCTCGAAATGAGAGGCGTCGGCCGAAAGACCATCGGGGAGATCGCCCGTGTATTCAGTGAAAAAGGCCACGCGGACCTACTCCGTGACTGGCAACATCGCCTCGAAGAAATAAAGGCGAGGGTCCCCTATCAGCGCGTGAGCCCAGAACCGCCGCGCGAGGTGCTCCACCTTTCCGTCCTCTCCAACTCCGCAATCACGTGCTTCCGGCGCTGCCCGCGCGAGTTCAAGTTCCGCTACATCCAGCTTCGACGGCCGCGCCGAGCATCCGAGGCGCTCCGGTTCGGCACGTTCTTTCACGCCGCGCTCGAGGCATGGTGGGCGCGCGCCCTGCTCAAGCCGTGCGCGCCGGAAGATCGCCTCGAGGCCGCCCTGCTCGTCATGCGCGCGCGCGCCGAAGAGAAGCCCGAGGACGCTGACCCGTTCGATCTGGTCAAGGCCGAGGAGCTCATGCTCGGCTACACCGCGCGCTGGGGCGGCGAGCCGCTCGAGACGGTCGCCGTCGAGAAGACGTTCGACGTGCCGCTCGTGAACCCGATCAGCGGGCGCGAGAGCAAGACCTACCGCGTCAAAGGCAAGATCGACGTCGTTGCCCGGAAGGCGAACGGCAAGCTCACGAGCGTCGAGCACAAGACGACCTCGAGCGACATCTCGCCCGGTACCGACTACTGGCGCAAGGTGAGCGCGCTCGATCCGCAGGTCTCGACCTACCACTCGGGCGCCCGCGCTGCAGGCTTCGAGCTCGAGGACTGCACCTACGATGTCATTCGCAAGGTCGGACTCCGCCCGCTCAAGGCGACGCCGATCGAGAGCCGCAAGTTCACGAAGGACGGCTTTCTCTACAAGACGCAGCGAGAGACGGACGAGGGACCCGAGGAGTACCGCCTTCGGGTCCGCGAGGACATTGCCGCGAACCCCGAGAAGTACTTCGCGCGCGGGCCCGTGGTCCGCCTCGAGGACGACGAGCGCGAGCACGCCGGGGATGTCTGGCAGACGGCTTGGATGTTGCGCGAGAGCGAGAACGCCGGCCGGTTCCCGCGGAGCCCGGGCGCCTGCGAGCGCTTCCACCGGCTCTGCGAATATTTCGACGTCTGCTCCGGCACGGCGTCGATCGACGACGACACGCGGTTCCGCACGGCGGAGACCGCTCACGAAGAACTGATCCGGGAGGTCTGACATGAACTTCGGAGTGAAAGGCACGAGGCGCGAGGCGCCCGTGCGAGCGGTCTTCTACGGCCGTGGCGGCATCGGCAAGTCCACCCTCGCCTCGCAGGCACCGTCGCCGGTGTTCCTTGCGAGCGAGGAGGGGCTCGAGAACATCGACGCGGCAGCGGTCGAGCCCTACCCCACGACGTGGGAGGAGGTCCTCGCGGCGCTCGAGTACGTCGGGACGCTCGACCACGAGACGCTCGCGATCGACTCGCTCGATTGGCTCGAGCCGCTCGTGTGGGCTCACGTCTGCAAGGTCGGCAAGAAGGCGGACATCGAGGCCTTCGGGTACGGCAAGGGCTACGTCGCCGCGCTCGACCAGTGGCGCGTGCTCATTCACCGGCTTTCGGCGCTCCGCGCGAAGGGCATGAACGTCATCCTCATCGCCCACGCGATCCGGAAGCCGTTCAAAAACCCGCTCGGCGACGACTACGAGCATTGGACGATCAAGCTCCACGAGAAGGCCGCCGGGCTCATCGTCGAATGGTGCGACGTCGTCGGGTTCTGCGACGAGGACATCGCGACTGACGACACGAGCGGACGCGTCAAGGCGCAGACGACGGGCAAGCGCATCATCCGGACGCAGCCGAACCCGGCCTACCTCGCGAAGACGCGCTTCACGATGCCGAAGGCGATCCCGCTCTCGTGGGAGCACTTCGCGTTCGCCGTGAAGAACGGCGGCCCGGCGGCGATCGCGACCCTGAAGGAGCGCCTCGAGGCCGGTGTCCGAGAGCTCCGCGACGACGAGGTCGAGAGCAAGGTGCGCGCGTTCCTGAAGGAGCGCGGGGAGACGGTGCCGTCCCTGACGGAAGCCGTCGAGAGGTTGGAAGTCACGATCGCCGAGAGGCGGAAAGCGAGCTGAAGATGGCTATCAAAGACGGAACATACAACGGCCGCGCGACTGGTTCGGTAGTCCTCGGCAAGAGCCCGGACAAGGGAACGCCGTTCATCGAGTTCCTCTTCGTCCTTTCCGAGGGAGAGGCCGCGGGCGAGGAGGTCCGCTGGACTGGCTATTTCTCGGAGTCGAAGTGCGGGAAGGGCACGGTCGCCGAGCGAACGATCCAGTCGCTCCAGTACTGCGGCTGGCAGGGCGACGACCTGTCCGAGTTTGCGAATGGCGACCTGCACGGGCTCGATACGAACGAGGTGCGGCTCGTCATCGAGAACGAGCCGTGGAAGAGCGACCCCACGAAGACGACGCCGCGCGTCCAGTGGGTCAACAAGATCGGCGCCGGGCTGAACGTTCAGAACGCGCTCTCGAAGGACGACGCCGCGAGTTTCGGCGACAAGATGAAGGGTCTTGTCCTCAAGATGCGCACGAAGACGAACGCGCCGGCGACGAAGGACACGGCCGCCGACTTCCCACACGGCGCGAACGGGCCGCAGCTGGCCGCCAACCAACGCAAGGGCTGGTGAAAGACTCGGGGCGGCTTCACCTCCCAGCCCCGCGGGCCCTGGCGCGCACCCGACAACGCGCGCCGTCTGGGTCGTTAGAACAGCGGTTAGTTCGACGCATTGTGGATGCGTGCACGCCGGTTCGACTCCGGCACGACCCTCGGAGGATGCGATGTGTGAAGCGAAGAACGACGGCCTCTGCGTGTGCGCGACGTCGGACGGCCTTCCGGAGACACCCGCCGGGCGGCTGGAGTTCCTGCTCGACCTGACGGCCCCAGTCGTCGGCGTCGACGAAGACGGGCTGCCGATCCGGGACCCGAAGGCAGGCGCCATCACGCCGGAGCAGATGCGCCGGGTTCTCGAGGAAGGCGACGACAGTCCGGACGCGCCTCCGATCGGTGCGGAAGGACAGGAAAAGCCATGAGCGAGCCGTTCGAACTGGAGCACTGGAAGTCGCGGGCGCTCGTCGCCGAGAAGGAGCGCGAGGCCGCCAGGCCGGTTCTCGCCCACCTGCGCGGCTACTTCATGGCGGTCGACAGGATGGATCCGCGGTCGTCCAAGGAGCTCGAGCTGGTTCGCGGCTACCTGCGCGTGCACGACCAGGAGTGGTGGACACGCGCTCACGCCATGAACGCGGTGGCGGAAGGCATCGCCGGCATCCGCGACGACGAGGGATCGCCGGCGAGCTCTCAAGAGGGACGGAAAACGCCATGAGGCGTCAGTACTTCGGACAGGCCGGACACTTCATCGCGGCGGACCGCTGCCGCTTCCATCTGCATACGCACGTCAATGGCTACTGCGTCTCGACGGTAGGCGAGTACTACCCCTTGTGGCTCTCGAAAGACGAGTCTGCCGATGAGCCCGCGACCATCGGGCTCGGCCGCCTGTACGAGACCATGGTGTTTCGGCTCTCCGGGAATGGCGAGGACCTGGAGAGCTACGGCGACCTCGAGATGACGCCCTACAACACCCGCGACGCTGCAAACGACGGACACGAGCGGGCCGTCTGCAAGTGGGCCGAGATGGTGGACGGTCGGTCGTCGCAGGTCAGAGGACAGGAAGGACGGGGCTCGGAATGAACGCCGCCGGCTCGACTCCGGTGCGCGGCCACGTCGTCGACGGCGCGCGCGAGCTCGGCGACGAGATGCGCGCCGAGTGCTGGTACTCGATCGGCGGCGAAGACCGCGACTACATCTTCTGGATGCATGAGGTCTCGCAGCGGGTCGTGATCCTCAAGGGGCCCGTGCCGCGCCGTGGCGGTGGCTACGACTGCTCCAGCATCCCGCCGCTTCGTACGGAGCCGAAGGACCCGACGACGACAGGCTACCTGGTCCTCTGTCAGCGCTGCGACGACCTCGGCAATCCGGTCGAGGGATCCGGCTTCTGGGTCGAGGGCTTCGGCGAGGCGACGAAGCTGGCGCGGTCGGTGCGGACGTCGATCCTAGCCGAGCACCCGCCGCTCAAGCCGTCCGAGCAACAAGAACTGTTCGGACAGGCGTCGCCTGTTCGGAGCGAGAAAGGACGGGGAGCGGAATGAATTTCGACACTGAGGCCATGGCCATCGCGATGCACGAGTCCGCGGTCTACGCGCTTGGCGGGACGCCTTGTTGGCACGGCATCTCGCCCGAGAGGCGCGCCGAGTGGGTCTCTGCCGCCGGCATGCTGATCCAGCGCTACATGACCCGGAGCGAGGAGCGCGCCCGCGTATCCTCGCCTGCCCAAGGCGAGGGCGGAAAGGAGACGCCGTGATCTTCGACGACTTGAATGAGAGCAGGCAAACCGGGCGCACGACGCGGATGCTCGAGAAGGCGCTCGCCGCGGCCCGGGAGGGCGCCACCGTACTCGTAATCGGCGCGTCGCCGGTGGCGATGATCTCGATGAAGGACATCGCACGTCGCCTAGCCGGCGACGACAAGGAAGCCCTCATGCGACTGACGTTCGAGTGCGCCCGACGGGTGGAGGAAGGGTCGATGCGAGGGCGCCGGTTCACCCACGCCATCGAGGACCACTATTCAGCAGAGGAGCGCTCGCGGCGCTGAAGGCAGACGAACGTGCTGCCGTCGCTCGGGGGATCGCCGGGCAGGGGCGACGCGAAATGAGCTGCGCTGTCGCTCTCGCTGAGGACGTCGTGGTCCTGTACGCGGACCCGCGCGGCCCGTACCCCGGGCTCGTCCGGGACTGGTACGGCGAGGAGCGCGATGCGCGGACCTATGCCGGGACGCTCCCTGTCGTGGCGCACCCGCCGTGCGGCCCGTGGAGCTCGCCTCGCTGCTCTCCGACCGACTCGGAGGGCCAGCCCGGGGCCAAAAGACGCGGCGGACACGCAAATCTCGGCGCAAACCACGCTGACACAAAGTCCTTGAAAATCCCCGTGTCGGCGGTTCGATTCCGTCTCTGGGCACTGATTTTTCAGGCGTTTCGTCACCCCAAGCCGTCCACCGAAGACGCCCTTTTACGCCACGCGAGGGCCAGCGGGGGGCCAGCTACTCCGGGTCGAGCGGGACGGGTGGGTGCACGATGAGACTCGGGAGCGTGTCGCACTCGTTCGGGAGGCCCATGTAGGCCTTGAAGGTCTCGATGTCGCCTCGGAAGAGGTCGCGATCGCAGTCGCCGGCGATGCCGCGGACGCGGTAGCCGCCGTTCCCGCTGTACTGGTGTTTCGTCCACGTCGACCACGGCTGCGGCGTCCAGGGGTTGAAGCCAGCCGGCGGCAGCCACGGGCCCCCGGGGCCGTAGAAGGCCATCCAGAGCGGACAGGCGCCGAGGACGGGCGAGCTCGCGAGCGCCGGCATGAGACGGCGCCTGGTGAAGTCGGGATAGAGGTAAACCTCGGGCTGGAGCGAGCCGTGGTGGAGGCACTCGTCGACGCAGGCCTCGGCGAAGCCGACGAGGGCTTCGGCGGTCATCCCATCCGGAGCAGCCTCGAGATCGAGCGCGAGGCGGAGCGGGAACGCGTCGCCGGCGCAGTCGAAGGCCTTGCCGACCTGGTCCTTCGGTCGCCCCTGGGATGGGCGGAGGAACGCGTAGACGTTGCAGATGAGCCCGACGTCGCGAAGCGCCTTGAGGTGGTCGAGCACCTTCGGATCGCAGTACCCGACGCCCTCGGACGCCTTCACCGTCGCGAACGCGAAGCCGTCGTCGGCGACCGCTTGCGGGTCGAGGATCGTCTGCGCGACGGAGATATCGATGCCGTCGGTGTAGCCGGGGTAGCCGAGCGCGGGGCGGGTCGGCGCGCTCATTGGTCGTCCGTCATCATCGCGAACGCGCGATCGAGCACTGCGGCGACGTCGGCCGGGACCATCCCGCAGCCTTGGCACGCCGGGCACTTCACCTTGGTCACCGCTTCCCGCGGGTCCTCGTCGGCGTTCACCTTCGGCACGCGCGGACGCGTGGGGTGGCCGAGCTTCCGGTATTCGTCGCTCATTGCTGACACCGGAAGCGGAGGGTGGTCGAGTCACCGCACGCTCGAATGGCTTCGGCGCTCGTCGCCTCGGCGACGCAGACCGCGGGGATCGGGATGCCGACCGCCTCGAGCGTGAGGAGGTGCTCGTAGCAGGTCTGGCCGCCCTGGCGCGCCATACCCTCGTAGCAGCCGTGGAGGCGGAGAGAGTGGCAGCAGGCGCCGAGGTCGGTGCCGTTGCCGTCGCGGTCGTGGCCCGCGTCGCCGAGCGCGAGCGTCGGCGTCTCGACCCAGCCCGGCTCGGGCGGGAGCACGGGCGCGCGGCAAGCCTCCGAGGCGACTAGAAGAAGCAGAATGGGTCGTCTCATCGGATCCCCCAGATGTCGTAGACGTGGTTCGCGACCGTCCCGCGGTCGATGAGGCCGTAGCCGTCGATGCCGTGCTCCGGGCCCCAGGAGTTGCGGTAGCGGTAGGCGTTCGCCTCGGCGACGCGGCCCACGCAGAGCACGCAGTGGCCGCCGAGCACCTTGCTACCGTCGTTGCCGTGGTAGACCTGCTGCCCGATGTTCGCGAAGGCCTCGTCGACGATGAGGCAAAGCGTCACCGGGATCTTGGCGTCGAGCGCGGCGTCGATGGCGGCGAGCGACTCGACGCCCTCGGGGAGGCGGAAGTACTCGTCGATCGTCCAGAGCGCCCCCTTCTGGAAGAGGTCGTCCGGCGGGATCGCGTTGATGTTCTCGACGGTCTCCGAGAAGTCCTCTTCGGGCACCATGCCGAGGCCGGCGAGCTGACCGCTCGGGCCCAGCGCCGTCTTGCCGCTCATGCCCTTGAGGGCCGAGCGGCAGTTCGTCCCCGCGTCGATGGGCCACGTCCCGCCGAGCCGGCGGGAGTTGCCGTAGCCGTAGAGCACCGACGGGCGCCGGACCGGTCGACCTGCCACGGCGTCGACGATCATCTTCGCGGCCGTGAGGCCGTGGAGGACGCAGTCGTTTGCGAGCTGATCCCAGACCTCGGGACAGTACGGCCGCAGGTCGACGTCCCCCGAGCCGAAGAGCGCGCCCGTCTCGGGCCGGAAGATGCGGTCCCGCGGATCGTGCTCGTCGCGAATGCAGCCGGTGAGAATCACGGAGCCCCGGCGTCCGGAGCCGCCATGCCCGTCTTGGCCGCGGCGATGAGCTGCAGGTACCTCGGGACGTCGGCCGGCTCGAGAACGCACTCGAGCGCGATCTGCGCGGGCGGCTCCTTCATGTGCTGCAAGACGCATTCGGCCTTCTCGAGGGCGAGGTCCGCGACGATGGGCGCCTTCGGCGACTCGAGCAGCGAGCAGCCGTTCATGAGCGCCGCGGCGCCGATCGCGGCGAGGCTGCCGACGAGGACGCCGGTTGCGGGCGGGCTCCCGGCCTTCGGCGGCTGCGTGAAGTAGGTCACGACCGCCATCGCCGCGGACGTCGCGAGGATGACCGAGCCGTCGACCTTCATCCAGACGAGGAAGCCGATGAGGGCGAGGCAGGCGATGAGGACGAGGGACTTGAAAACGTCGGACATGGTTCACTCCTTCGGGATGGCCACGGGGGCCGCGAAAATCGACTGGACCTGCGCGAGCTGACCGGCCACCCCGCTCGACGCGGCGGCGAGCGCGGACAGTTCCGCGCGCCTCGCGTCGATCTGCTCGTTGAGCTTCTCGAGTGCGGCCTGCGCGTCGAGCTTGTCCTGGATCGCCTTGTGCCGCTCGACGGCGACGTTGGCGCTCTCGTGCTTGACGTATTCCGCCTCGAAGAGCCTCTCGAGCTCGTCGGCCGCCTCGCGCCCGTAGGCGATGTGATGCGGGCCGAGGTGCGTGCCCTCCTCGAGCGTCATCGGCGGCGGCCGCGAGCCGTAAACGCCTCGCTCGACGCAGTAGACCTCGAGCCCATTCGCCGTCACGTGGATCGACGTCAGCTCGAAGCGGTTGGGGCGGTGCTCGGCGATCGAGGGCGCCTGTCCGGTGTGCTCGCTCTGCTCGTGCAGGATCTCGAGGATGTCCCCGCTGCCGTCGTCCGCCTTCCGACTCGAAAGTAGCTTCATGATGCTCCTCATCCGCTCGCGTATTTGTAGTCAGTACCGTCGCAGAACACCTGGCGGCTCGTGGCCGTCGCGATGGTCACGCCGGTCTGGCCGCTGACCTTGAAGGTGAGCGTGTTGGCCGTGGCGTTCTTCACGATGAAATGCGCGCCGGTCGTTCCGGGGCCGATGACGTTGAAGTTGCCTCCGGGCGTCCCGCTCACGTCCAGAATCGGGCAGCTGTATTGCGAGGCGGCGAGCGTCGTGTCGGTCGTGTTCGACTGCGTAATCGCCGCGCGGAGCTTCGCGTAGGGAAACGTGTAATCGACCGATCCGCCGATCGCGTTGCCGAAGTTGTGCTGGGTTCTCGTGATGGTCTTCGAGGCGACCGAGCCGACTTCGAGGTAGTTCGTGCCAGCGACGCCAGCGACGACGAAGCCGCTCGCGTAGAGCATCACCCTCGCGGCCTGCGTCGCGGTGGTGAGCGCCGTATCTGTTCCGACGCCGAGGAAGTTGGATGCGTCGGTCGCAAGGTTGACGATGTCCGCACTGTTGGCAGCGTTCCTGGAACGCACCGAGGTCGCGTTCGGTAGCCGGATGTTGCCAGTGCTCGCCCCCGTCGCACCAACGGCGATGAAGCTCGAGCCGGCGGTCACGTTCGTGGCCGTGCCGTAGACCGTGCCGCCGGAGTTGATGATGATTTCCGAGGAGCTGCCCGGCATCGCGGTGAGGCCGGTTCCACCCTGGGCGACCGTCGCCGAGGCGTAGCCGACGACGCCGCCGGAGCTGACGCCGAGGAGAGTGGAGTTCGAGCCCTTCGCAAGCCGCGTAAACTTCGTTCCGCTGACGACGGAGAGGAGGTCGCCGACCGCTGCGCTCGTGTCGGTGATCGTGTTGTTCGTCGCGTTGACGGTCTTGTTCGTCAGCGTGTCGGTCGTCGCGCGGCCGACGACGGTGTCCGTCGTGTCCTGGAAGGTCCACGTGCGGGCCGCGCTCGGCGTGCCCGCGAGGATCATGTCGAAGCCGCCGGCCGTGATGCTGTAGCCGTTCGCGGCCTGCGGGCGGTTGTTCGTCGTGTCGTAGATGAGGCCCGAGGCGCCGCCGAACGTCGTCGCGTTCACGCGGTACTGCATCTGCGTTCCGGAGCCGCCCGGGTTGCCACCGCTCGCGGGCGTCGCAACCCCGATCTTTCCGGTCGCGTCGATCGACAGAAACGTGCTCGCGCCACCGAGGGAGCTGTAATGGGTACCGGTGATGAAGATGTCGCCGCCGGCCCCCATCACGAAGGTGAACGGAGCCCCGGCAGCCCCGTAGAACTGGAACGGGGTGAGCGGATTGGCTGCATCTCCGAGGAAGCCGGTACCGCCAGAGATGCCGAGGATTGTCTGCTGGACGTTCGCGCCACCGCTCGAGCGGTAGTAGGTGGCGATCGAGTATGAGGCCGCCCCGTTGTGGTCGGCCGAGAAGTCGCTCAGCCGGATCAGACCGATCGCAGGCTTGCCAGAGGCATCGCCGCCCGCCAAGACGACATCGATGAAGCCGTGTCCGCGCGGGGGAGTCGTGTCCCATGCCGTCTGCAGGTTGCCGTCGACCGGACGAGACCAGGACGAGTCGCCAACGAAGCTCGTCGCGGTCCCGTCGGCGAACTGCATCGAGTTGGCGGGAGCGCCAGGCGTCGCGGTCCCGACGCCGATCACGCCGCCAAAGATGAGGTAGCATGTCCCGTCCGCATCGCAGCGGCCGACGATGTCTCCGGACGCGCCGCGCTGCAGAAAGCCTGCGTCGCTGACGCTGACGGTCGTCGCTGCGCCCACGCCGAGCCCCGAGAGGTCGGGCGAGACGATGCCGACGAACTGAAAGTTGAACGTGACCGTCTTGCCGACCGCGGGCGAGCGCGCGATGCCCGCGCTCCGGCGCCCGTACGCCGTGCGGTTCGCGAGCGTCGCGAGGTCGTATTCGCCCGCCGCGTTCTTGACGACGACGGCGCCGACGGGGAGATCAACCGCGCTCGCGGCCCTCTTCGCGTTCCAGACAACGCTGTAGTCCTCGGCGCCCACGCTCTCGTGGTACGAGGACAAACGCCAGCGCCGGCCCGCGCGTCCAGGGAGCTGTCACATGTGTCACGGGCTCAGCGACCGACAGCTTCGCTCGACACCCACCCGCGGAGCACACCTGCTCCAGAGCCCTGCACGATCAGCCATCGATGCTTGACCCGGTTGATGCGCACACGCACATTCTCACCGGCCTCGGCGCGCGCGGCGTAGGTGGCACCCTGCGTGAGTGCGGCGCCCGCGGCGTCCTTCGCCGTGTTGTCGATGGTGCCCGTCACCGGGCTGAAGGCGTAGTACCAGATGACGTCGCCGTGGAGCGTGAGGTACATGTCCCCCACGTCAGGAGGCGACGTCGGCGCCGCTCCGACCACGAGCTTTTGACCGGCGAGGACCAGGCTTCCGAGGTCGTACGCTCGCGAGGTCACGTCGAGGGTGACGGCGATGATGGCGGCCAGCGTGGGCGGCTGGATGTTGGAGACCTGTCCCAATGCGGCTTGATGGCTCATGACTCACGCTCCTCGAAGTGCGTCGGCGGTCGACGCAGTGTTCTGAATCCACTTGCTCGGCGGCCCGCTCGGCGGGTGCGGCTTCGGCGGCTCGGGCACGGCAAAGCTCTGCTGCACCGTGCGCATGAAGTCGGGCTCGAGCGAGCGATTGAGCGGCACGCCGAACATCAGCTCGATCTGGAGCTGCTGCCCGTAGCTCATGCTCCCCGGGCGCTCGATGCGCTGCTGGCGAAACTGGCGCTGGAGCTCCTGGAAGATGGGCGCGTGCACCTGCTTGAGCGCGTCCACCTCCTCCGTCGTCAGCATCTTCCGCTTCATCGATCGCACGGCCTCGAGCGGGTTGTTGACGACCGCGGCGCGCCGCGCCCACTCGCGCATCTCGGCATCCGTGTAGAGCGGCGGCTCTTCGAGGCCCCACTCGAGCGCCTCGGGACGCGGGGTGAAGCCGGGGGGCGCGGTCTGCGCGAGGTACTGCGCGCCCTTCAGGGCCGCCGCCGTGAGCGCCGTGGCGATGTTCGGGGCGGAGTCGCCGAACTGGCCGGTGAAGCTCTCGACGTTGCCGAGGAGCTCTTCGGGGTTCGCGGAGAGGCGCTGCACTTCCTTGACCTGCGCCTCGAATGTCTTGCGCGGGCCGCCCTTCCCTTCGAGCATCGTCACGGAGGCGGGCGGTCCGAGCTTCTTCGGCGCGCCGCCGGAGAAGAAGCCGCGGACGCCGCTCGAGATCTCGCCGTCGACCTTCGACGAGAGCCGCTCGAGCGCGGCGATCTGGGCGATGACCTTGCCGGGGTGGCGCGCGGCATTCATGGCCGCGCCGGCGACGGTCCCGAGGATGCCGCCCGGCAGGCCTCCGACGACGCTGCCGATGGTCCCGAGCGCACCGGCGACGCTGCCCGCCTCGGGCCCCTCGAGGAGCTTCTGGTACTGGTTCGCCGTGACGAGCGTCTTCTCGGCCTTGTTGATGGTCGACTCGAAGGCGCCGGCGGAATCCTTCACGCGCGCGACCTCGGCGACCTTCTCCGGCGGCAAGTCGTATGCCTTGGAGATGGCCTCGGAGAGGTCCTTCGTCGAGCCGACGAAGTCACGCACGGCCTGGTGCGTGAGGTCGTTGTTGGGGTTCGTCAGGTTCCGGACGTAGCTCGAGACCTTCGCCGGATCAGCGCCGCGGATGTCGATGTAGGGGTTGTTCGGGTCGCGCCCGACCTCGGTCGTGAGCGCCTTGTGAAAGCGCTTCGAGGCGTCGATCTGCTTCGTCCACGCGGCGTTGATCGCGCGCTGGTCGTCCGCGGCCTTGCCCCACACCGCGTTGTCCTCTAGGCCACGGCGGAGGTCCTGCGCGGCGCCGTCGAGCCACGCGACCGTGCGCTTGGCGTTGAGCTGGTCGACCGGGTCGGCGATCGCGCGGAGCGAGCGGTAGCCCGTGGAGGTGAGCTTCTGGATCCCGCGTTTTACGTTGTCGAGGGCGATGAACGTCGCTGCGTTGTCTCCGGCGGCGATGGCCTCTTGGGCTCGGTAGGCGAGCTTCGAGACCGTCTCCGTCGCCTTGACCATCGACGGTGCCATCTCTTGCCCGAGCTGGGCTTCGGCGCCCTCGATGAGGGATTGCATTCGCTTCGTCGCGAAGTTCTGAACCTCAGTCTCGTTCCCACGTCGCACCGATCCTTTGACGT